AGTATGAAGCATTTATGAAAACTATACCAGATGAATTAGAAGATGAGTGAAACTGAATATACCGCGATTTGTGATGGTGGTCCTAATGAAGCACAGAAACATCCTATTGTATATCTAGATCTAACAGAAGGACCTGTTCACTGTCCTTACTGTAATAAATTATTTACGTTGACTGAAAAATAAAATATAGTATAATAAGGTATGATTTTAGTAGATTTCAACCAGGTGTGCATTAGCAACATAATGCAGGACATAAAAAATAATTCCGATATAGAAGAAGACCTAGTAAGGCATATGATCTTATCGTCTCTCCTTATGTATAAACAAAAATTTGGAAAAGAATACGGTGAATTAACTATTTGCTGTGATAGTCCTAAGAGCTGGCGTAAGGATGTCTTTCCTTTTTATAAAGCTAATCGTAAAAGTTATAGAGAAAGTTCTGACTTTGATTGGAAAAAAATCTTTTTAATATTAAATAAAATTCGTAACGAGCTGAAAGATTCTTTTCCGTACCGAGTTATTGAGGTTGAAGGAGCAGAGGCTGATGATATTATAGCAAACTTTGCTTATAATGCTAAGCAACCTTTACTAATTTTATCTAGTGATAAGGATTTCATACAGCTACAAAAGAATCCAAACGTAAAACAATTCAGTATCATTCAAAAAAAATATCTAAATGGTATAGATCCAACTAATTATCTTAAAGAACATATCATAAGAGGTGATAGAGGAGATGGTATTCCTAATATTTTATCTGATGATGATACGTTTGTAAGTCAAAAAAGACAATCAAAGATAATAAAAGCTAGATTAGCTAGCTGGTTGAACATGGATCCAAATGAATTTTGTAATGATAAGATGTATAGAAACTATTGTCGTAATGAGCAATTGGTAGATCTAAAGAAAACACCAACAGATATTATAGATAAAATAGTTGACTTATATCAAAACTATAAGGATAATGGACGAAGTAAACTATTTAACTACTTTGTTAAACATAAATTAAGAAACTTAATGGAACACATACAGGAATTTTAAATGAATAAAGGCATAGCTGAGATATTAGCAGAAGCATCTAAGATGGAAACTGTAGAAGAAAGAGTTGAGCATTTAAAAAAGAATGATCACCCTTCTTTACAAACAGTATTATATTATTGTTACCATCCATCTATTACATGGTTACTACCAGATACAAATCCACCCTACAAACCAAGATTGAAGGAAGAGGATATACAGAATGTACTAAAGTCTGACTTTAGAAAAGTAAGAATGTTTGTTGAGGGTAAAGAATACGATAATGTAAAACCTATCAAACGAGAAATGCTCTTCATAGAGTTTATAGAGAGTTTGGATCCAGATGATGCCAAACTAATATTATCAATTAAAAATAAGAAAATGCCTTGGAAGAATATTAGCAGACACGTTGCTAAAAAGGCTTTTCCTCAGTTAGGATTATAAAATGGATTCAGATAGATTTACAGCATTGCTTATAGCAGCTTTAATGATTACATTATATGTCACTGGATAAAGCAGTATGGTTAAGTTTAAAAATATTAATGGTAGCTCTTATATTAGAACTTCTGATAGTTCTTTTTATAGCGTTAAGTAGTGATGTTGAAGAAGAGTATAATCATTATATTCCTAATCCTGCTAAGCGGGTGCAGTAGTATCCAAGTAGGTTGGGATGAAGAATGTCAATGTCAAACTAAAGGAAGATTCTAATGACGTATTGGGATGGTAAAACAAGACCTATAACAAAAGAGTATGCAGAGAACTATGATCGCATATTCAAAAAGAAGAAAAAGAAAGTAAAAGAAATAGGTGGTCCTAAAGGTCCTGAGCCAACAAGATATGGTGATTGGGAAAAGAAAGGTATCACATACGATTTCTAATGGGTGAGGTAGTTAAATTTCCAGAACGAATGAGATGGACTTTGTGCTTTACAATACCAGATGAAGTAACAATGGAGGGAAGTAGTAATGATATTAGTTGGTCTTTTGATAATGGATACTGTACTGCTGAAGTTATTGCTATTTCAGTTGCTGATGCTAAACGTAAAATACAAAAACATATAGATGTAGATCAATGGATTGATATGAATTTTTGGGGTAGTGAAGAAATATAATGGAACAAGAACCAGCATTTATTATTGGTAATGGTTTAACCAGAAAGAAGTTTAACTTGGATAAACTTATTGGACAAGGTTGTACATTTGGTTGTAATGCCTTGTATAGAGACTTCACTCCTGATTATCTTGTAGCTATAGATCATGAAATAATAGCAGAGATAAACAATAGTGATTATCCAAAGAATAGATTCATAGTACCTCCTGCAGAAGAACAATACGAACCAGCAGAACATAATCCAAGTAGACCAAGATCTAATGCTGGTATGAATGCTTGCTTTGAAGCAATAAAGAAAGAATTTAAAACTTTATATTTATTTGGCTTTGACTTTATATTAGAAGATGAAATAAGTGTAAAGAATATTTATGATACAACATCTTGCTATGGTCCTGAGACTAGAGCAAATCATAATGATAATTATAATAGAGCCAGATACTTTGAGTACATGGCTAAAAAAAATCCAGATGTTAACTTTAAATTTGTAGTTCCTAGAGATATTGGAATAATACATAAGATTAACAGTAACAATGTTACTGGAGTATTTTATGATACATTCGATCCTGAATGGGATAGTGAATTAGATTAAATATTTTATGCCTATATACATTTTTAAAAATACTAAAACAAATGAAGTGGAAGAGAAGTTTCTCTCTATGTCTGAAAGAGAAGATTATCTGAAAGACAATCCTGATATTCAACAAGTCCCAACTCCTGTTAATGTTGTTAGTGGTGTAGGTGGTATAAAGACTGACAATGGTTTCAACGAGGTATTATCAAAAATATCTGAAGCACATCCTAAAAGCTCACTCGCAGCTAGGCACAGTCGACGTACAACCAAACAAATCAAAACCGATAACGCAATCAACAAACACAGGAAGAGGCAAAATGCAAAACGTCGCACTAAGTGATGAACTACTAAACCAACTAACTCGTAGAGAGAGAAAACATGCAAGAAAACTTCTTAAAAAATCTCAGAGATCATTCTCTATTAAACGAGTGGATCCTAAAACAAGAAATCAACGAAAAGTATTTGAAGCATATAAGGAAGGACAGAATCTGTTATGTCATGGAGTAGCTGGGACTGGAAAAACATTCCTATCAATGTACCTTTCACTACAGGATATTTTAGAAAGAAAGTACAACCAATTGATAATAGTTCGAAGTGCGGTAGCGACACGAGATATAGGTTATCTACCAGGAACCCAAGCAGCAAAAACAAAAGTGTACGAGGCACCTTATGTTAATATTGCTACACAGTTATTCAATAGAGGTGATGCCTATGAAAACCTTAAGGTTAGAGGAATGGTAAACTTTACACCTACAAGTTTTATAAGAGGTATTACATTAGATGATAGTATTGTCTTAGTTGATGAATGTCAGAACTTGACCTTTCATGAATTAGATAGTATAATAACAAGACTAGGTGAAAATAGTAAGATCATTTTCTCCGGTGACTTTAGACAAACTGACTTACAGAAACATGAAGACAAACAAGGATTAAGAATGTTTATGGATGTATTAAATGATATGGATATATTCAGTTGTGTTGAATTTAATCAATCAGATATTGTTAGAAGTGAATTAGTAAGAGACTATATAATAACAAAACTTAACTACGGATTGATATAAAAATGTTTAAACAAAAGCAGCTACATAAATTTAAAGAACTTAAAACTGAAACAGTAAATGGTAAAAGACATTATGTATTACCTAATGGTGGATTGTATCCAAGTATAACTACCATACTGAGTTGGTTTAAGGCAAAGGCCATCAAAGAATGGAGACAAAGGGTTGGAGAAGAACAAGCCAACAAAGTAGCTGTACAATCTAGTAGAAGAGGAACTGCTGTGCATCAGATATGTGAAGACTTCTTATCTAATAAAGAAGACATATATCTTAAGCATATGCCTAACAATGTTGTTATGTTTAAGTCAATTAAATCGATTCTAGAACGGAATATAAACGTCGTACACCACCAAGAAGTTCCTTTATATAGTAACAAGCTATCTATTGCTGGAAGAGTTGACTGTATATGTACATGGGGTGATAAGCCTGCTATAGTTGATTTCAAAACATCAGGTAAACGTAAGAAAGAAGAATGGATCCAAGATTACTTTGAACAGTGTAGTGCATATAGTATTATGTTTGAAGAAATGTCTGGTATTCATATACCTGATATAAAGATTGTAATGGCTGTAGAGAATGAAGAACCTATGGTATTTGAAAAGAAGATTTATGATTATGTTCCTGGACTACTTAAAAAGTTAGAAACATACAAAGCATACTATGAACAAAAGCAACAGGAGAAGTTATTAGCTAATGCTGGATCACCATTCTAAATATGAGAGGTTATCTGAAAACGCCTTACGAGCTTATAGAAATTGTAAGGATGAAAGATTCAAAAAGTTTTGGTTAAATGTATACGACAGTATAGAAAGAACTAGACTTAGTACTATTCGTCTGGAACAGATACCACGACGTGTGAATTAGATTCCGCTCTCCACTCTACTTTACTATTCCACAACTTTACGGGACTTTTGTAACTCTGCCATTTTTTCTTTGATGGAAATCGGTGGGGATAAAGGTTCGTTGATGAGCTTTTGGTAATCAAGGTTGGGGTTGTATTTGCTTTCATTCTCCTCCTCATATAACTCAGAATAATCCTTTTTAAATTTAGCTATGCGTTGTTTAATAGATGTAATCTTTTCATCTAAAAAGTCTATCATAGGGGTGCCTCCTGCACCCCTATTTATAGTTGAGTTAGCTAGCTTCCGCATACTCAAGAACCTTCTTAACAGCTTTATCTTTAACTCTAGCATTAGCACCATACCAAGCTGAAGCTAATCTAGCATCAGTTGACTTACCTAAAACATGGTCAGTCATATATGTTACTGAGTTAAGAGCATTCCACCAAGTACCAGGTCTAATGTTAGCACCAGGTTGAGTCTCAAGAATCTCAAAAGCCTGTTGAGCAGTCTTACCAACTCTCTTACCAGAACCATGGTTCTTAAAGATCTCTTGTAAGTAAGCATTAACTTCAACTTCAGTATATCTTTTAGATCCTAAGAACTCAGCATACTCTTTGAATTGTTGTAATCTTTCTTTAGCAACAAAGACAGCTTTCTTAGCAACTTCTGGATCAAAAGCAGTTCTATGAGAAAACTTAACATCAACATCTGATGCAGCATCTAAAGAAGCAGTTAAAGTATTATTACATACTACTCTGATGTTAGTAGTCTTAACTTGAACACTAGCACCATGTAAGTGTGGGTTACAGAATAAAAGATAGTTCTCAATATCATCTCTACCAAATAGAGTAATACCATCTTGGATCTTAGCAAGAGCCCAGATTCTTTTACCATCTTGTAATGAACCAGCAGTATGCATATGCATATCACCAGCATTAACAAACTCTTCAAAGAAATCAAACGCTTGTTTGTTTTGTACAGGATTCCATTTAGAAGATACATGAGTAAGAACTTTCTCATCTGTATCTCTAACTAGAGCAGTCATTCCTGTACTAATAGGTTTACTGTTCTTATCCATAAAGAACATAGGTTTTTTAGAAACTGTCCAATCAAGTCCAGCTTGTTTAATAAACTCATCAGTTGATAAGTCTTGTGGTACCTTAGTACCTAAACCATGCCAAGGAAGTTCCCCAGCATAGGCCATGGTTTCTACAGCAGCAACCATTATTCTACCTCCTTAGTTTCAACAGGAATAGTTTCAACTCCAGACCAACCTTCGTCCTGTACTTCAGGTGAGTCTTCTTCGGTCATCTTTTCTTCTGACCACTTAGCTACAGACTTGATATCATCACCAAGGCCTGCAACAGTACCACAGCTAGATAATCCAACTGTAGCAAATAAAACAATAAGCATTTTAAACATTATTCACTCCTTTCTTATTGTTAATTAATTTAAGTTCTTGAGCTCTATGCTCATATAGATCTCCTACAAGACTCATAAGATCATCAAGAGCACTATCTACTCCATGACCTTTGCTATCTCTAGCTTGGTCTACACATTCTTCTATTCTCTCAGCTATTTCATAAACTGTATAAGGTCTTAACATCATATTCTCACTCCTTGTTAATTATTAATGTTATATTATTATAGTCCCACAATATCGAATTAAAGTCAACAGCTAATTAAATTATTTTTGGCTGTTGACCAGTTACAACACATTCTTCAGGATATGCCATATCCTGGTTACAGAAAGCGTCATAGCTTGTTAAGAAATCATTGATTTCGTCGATTGTTAGGTTGTTGAATTGACCGCCAGAAGCGTTGTCAACAAAGTCTTTGATGTCTACTGGGACATCCTTATGTTCGTTAAAGCACCATTGCATAATAAACTCCTTCTCTTATTATACTATTATCTCATAAAAACGAAATAAGGTCAACAGTTATTTTGAGAAAATC